TTACGTCAGTTGAAAATAATCTTTGTAGTCTACTAAATAAGCCTTTATCTGCCATTATATAATTATTATTATTATTATAAATATTATTTAAATAACCAACCAATATCTTCTTTACCTTTATCTGTGTCTATATGGTAAGGGTTATCTGTTCCTTTTGAGAAGTAACCACCTTGATATTGAGTTCGGTTTACTGTTATATTATTTAAAGCGTTTCTTGTTATATCTATTCCTCGTTGTTTGTATTTTAAAGCTGTGTCTCTAATATACATTGCTATTCCAAAAGCCATAACCAAATCATCATTATAACCTTGTTGAGCCTCTCCTCTTCCATTTTTCCAAACAAATACTCTCATTTCTTCTACTAACCTTTTGGATTGGAAAGTAACCCCTTTATCGCCAATATATTCTTGAAATTTACCTATAACCATAGGTCTTGTTCTAGATGACATTGTAAATCCAGCTGTCATTTTAGATGTATCCATATATTTTTCAAAATATGAATTAGCATTATTTTCACTTTTGGGAGAATAATACAAATTGGGATAAGATCTATCAATACATACGTGTAAAGTAGCCCATCCTATATTAGCATTCTCTACTACTAATAATGCCTCATTATACTCTGTAGCTAATCCTACTAATAAATGACCATATTCTTTAGTACCAATTTGTCCTTTATATTCAGCTACTTGTACATTATTTTCTATATCAATAACATGACATGCTGAGTAATCTTTTCCATCGCCTCTAGCTACATCAGCTACAACCATATAGTCTCTACTATAATCAGGTGATTCCCAAACCCATAAATTTTGATCAGCCCCTCGTTTTTCTAAAGGTTCTTTTACATAAGTTTTTTCATAATATTCTATATACTCAGGGTAAAATACAATATCACCAGAAGTGGAAAAATCACAATCACACTCTTGTGCTGCCATTCTAGGATCACCTAATAATTCATCTTGTTTATCCCTCCAGGTTTGATCTCGTTCTGGATGGACATACCAAGGTAATTTAATGGGTAAAAAATCATTTTCCGCTGCCTCAGCTCTAGCCCAAGTTTGGTGGAACCAATTACCCGTACCATAAGGTGTGGATAATGCTATACATCCACCTCCAGTGGCTAATGTTTGTTGAGCTGATGCCCATATTTCACCAATATTATCAATAAAAGCAGCCTCATCAATTAATAGCAAAGATACTGCTTCAGATCTACCTGCATCTGAACTTGCTGATGTTGCTTTGATTTGAGAACCATTTGTTAATCGTAATGTTAATTTATTATTTTCTTCAGCATCTATTTTAAGCCATGAAGGTAAATTTTCATACATAAATTTTACCTTTGTAACCATATTTTTGGCTGTTTCCTGTTTTGTAGCGATACAAAGTATATTTTTGTCTTTATGGAAAATCATTAACCATAAAGAATATCCTGCGGATAATGTAGATATACCTAGCTGTCTAGATTTTAGGATAATCGAATATGGATTATCACGCATTAACGTTAATACTTTTTCTTGGAATGGGTATAAATTAAATTGTATACGACCACGTTGAGGATGTTGGATGTAGCAGTATTTACGCATAAAATGGACAGGATCCTTTTTACACCTAAGGTATTCTTGTTTTATAACTAATTTAAAATCAGACATTAGTTTAGTATAGAGGCTACAGCGACTGCTAAAAGTAAACCAGCACCACCCATTAATTTTGTTTTTAACCTTTGTTTTTTAAGGTCTTGTTGTAATCGATTTGCTAATTCTTTTTGGGTTGTAAATTGCTCATCTTTTTTAGCAATTATATTTTGATAGTTTGTAAGTTGGGAGTTTAAGTTAGAAACTAATTCCGTTTGTATATTTAATCTAATGTTGGTTTCATCTATAATAGATTTGAGGGTTATCATTTCTTCTGATAAGCCATCATATTGGATTAAATCTTTTATAACTAATTTAGCAATAGGTTTAGTTAATTGAATCTGACTGTTGATATCTATTTGTGAAAAACTGCTCCAGCTCATCATCACTAAAATTATTGACAGCATTAAGTTGTCTTTTAGTTTCTTTTTTGATAACATATATTTTAGTATTAAGTTTTTCTATTCTTTTATCTGATTCTATTAGTTTTAGACCTAGTGAATCTGCTTTTATAACTAAAGAATCATTTTTAGCGTGTAATGAATCTACTTTTGCTTCTAATGCTTCTATTTGAGCGTCATATACTTTAACATAACTTTCTTTTTTATCAAAAAATGTAAAAACTATTATGCAAGCACCTAGTATAACTAATGTTGGTAAATTACGTTTTAACCACATTTCTATTCCTTAACTTTTTTTAACTTTTCGTATTTTTCTTTAGCATCTGTATACTCAACACTTTGAGATATTTTTTTCATCATTTTTAGTGCTGTTTCTTTCGCTTGATCACCTTCAGCATCTTTATACATTTCAAGGTGTTTTTTTAATTCTTTTCTTAGTCTATTATAGTCTTTAACTATGATATCTTGTTTAGAAGCTTTCTTTTGGGTTTCTTTATCACCCGCTGGAGCATCTACATCCTCATCCTCTTCCATTTTCATTTTAGACATTAAATCGTTGGTTTTTTTCAATTCATCATTATATGCCTTTTGATTTTCAACATCTTCAGAAGATGCTTCTGATAGAACACCAATTATTTGTTCTTTGATATAATCTTTTAATTCAGATTTTTTCATTATAGTAGAGTTTTATTATAAATATGTTAAAGACCTACAAACTTTAATATTTGTTCTATACGTTCTTCTGTATTACCCTTAATTACTTCAATATTATCCATTCTATGACTATATCTTTTAATAAGTGTAGTAATACTAAAATCAATTACATCCCTATAATATTCATCTGTTTCACGAACTCCATTATCTTCAATAGGAATACCTTCAGGAGAAATATAAAATACATAATCATATTCTCTTAAAAACTCAATAGCATATTTTTCAAATGCTTCTTTATCTTTATAATCAATAGATTTAGCATTCATAGTAAATGCCATAACATCAATAATAGTTCTATCTGTAATGATATCTTTATGCATTAGTTCAGCACAACGTTCTGCTAAAAATACAGTTTGACCTTTTAACGTTGAGTCTGTATTTAATGGAATACCTAAATTACTTAAATATTTACTACGTTCAGTAGCAAAATTATAGTTTTTAAATTGATCTAATTCTTTTAAGGCATTAACTAATGTAGTTTTACCTACACTCATTGTACCACATAAACCTATTTTCATATTATTTTTTTAATAACCAACTACTACTTTGGATTTTATCTCCTAATCCATCTACCAATGTAATACCTAATTCATTACAAACCAAGCTTTCTGGTATGGTTTTGTTTGTTTGATCCCCACCATTTGCAAATACTAAATCAAACACATCCCCAAATTTATGATGAATCATTTTTAATGATTCAACTTGGGTTTTATCTTTATCTATTGAAATACAACTATACCCAACGTATTTAATAGCTTGGATGATTTTTAGACGTTCATTTTCATCTTGAAATTCTTTAGAACCTTTTAATTTTCTTTGATGATCAGAATTAACTAATACAATAAGGAAATCTCCAAATTCTTTAGCATTCTCAAATAATTCTAAATGGCCCTTGTGGATCGGGTTAAAATAACCCGATACCACAATTGCCTTTTTTTTATTAATTTCTTGCTGCTCCTGCATCTGCTAAGATTGATGGTGTTTTATACCATGGTAATCCACTCCATTGAGTTTTAAACTCTTTCCATTCTTCTTGAGAATATTGGATACCATAAAGATAATACTCCTTTTTATCAGAACTAATTAAAGCGGGACCCTCCCAATTGTGAAGTTTTTTACCCCACAAAAAGTAGGTAGTACCTTCTAGGTCAGTGAAACTTGTAGATGAGGGCCAACCTTCTTCTACTTCATAATCCTCTCTATTAGTATGATAATTTTTAAGATGACTATTAAACTCTTTCATTGTAGAAACAAGTTTATTGTCTTTATTTCTTTCAAAATATTCATCTAATTCATTTTGAAACCTCTGTAAACGTTTTGATAATGCCATATTTTAATTTATTTACGTAAATATACGAAACTATTTTAGCTTCTCCAACACTTTCTCGGCAACTAATGTACCTTGACTGCCTGATACTGTAATACCTCTAGCACTTAAAGCATCACCTACAAAGTGAACATTTGGGTATTTAGTTAAAGATAAGTCATCATAATTAACTAAGGGTTCAGGTGAAAGGTATTTTACTTCGGGAACATAAATACCCCAATCATCCTTAAGTGTTGGGAATACCTTTTTCATATCCTCAATAAAATCATAAACATAACCAAAATAAGGTTGCATTGCCTTACTTATGTGGTGTAAAGTATCTACTTTAACTGCTGATACATTTACACCCTCAGATGTTGTAGATGGCTCTCTAGTTGGGCTATAATATAGACCAGTACCATTTTCCTGTAGTTTATTTACTACTTCTCTAGACCAATCAAATGGTTTATCTATTCCTCTAACTTCCATTAGAATACCAAAGTTAGTCATATCATTTCTAAATGATTCATCCTTTTTAGCATGACCGTTGTAGCTATGATCTCCATATGTTTCTTCTACAGCAACATAAGCAGCGTTATTATTGGTACAAAATGATCTTAGTGATACTCCTTTATCTTCATATTTTCTATATAATTTGAAATCGTAAGAAATATCAATTAATTTTTGGAAGTGTTTTTGTGGTGCTTCAAATCTAACACCTATTTGTACTGGTTTAGGTTCAGTTGGTAAATCATATTTTTCAGCTAGTTGTTTACCAAAGTCAATACCTGATTTACCTACACCGAAGATAAGTTTATCATATTCTAAGGTTTCATTATTTACCCAACTTAAATCTTTAGGTAATTCAGCACTATCCATTTCTGCTACTTTGGAGTAGTATACTTCATTATTATCAAAATCAATATCAGTTACTTTAGTTTCCCAAATAAATTCAACACCACCATCAACTAAAAAGTCATACCAATTTTTACCTATTTCATGTAAATAATCAGTACCAACATGCCATACTGGGAATAATCTTAATCCAAAATATGGTTTAATAAAATCAGGTTCAGCGATTGGGTTTGAGCATTGTACTTCTTCTGGTTTAGGGTGGAATCGTTTAAAGTTTTCAATCACTTGATCCATCAACTCCATTGCTTTTTCATCACCAGTATATTTAGAAAGATGACCGCCAATAGCTGTGTGATAAGTTAGTTTACCATCACTCCAACCACCTGCTCCTAAAAATCCTGTCATTACCTCTTCGTATGGTCTTCTATATGGGTCTTTACCCATATCAATAATAGTAATTTTACCTTTAAATCCGTTGTCAATTAGCTTAGTAGCAGCATTTACATTTGCTACACCTGCTCCAATCATTACTACGTTTTTACTCATATTGTCATTTATTTTTAACACATTAATATACGAAAAAAAAATGTGGTCTCCAAACGGAGGCCACAGATCTCTTTAATTATTTCTAATCGAACAGGCTATGAATCTGTTCTATATGTTTTAATTTATTTTTATTTTTAAATCAGTAGTACCTTTTAATATTCGGTGTATTCTACCTTCTGTTATAAATATACGATCTCCCTTTACTAATTCAAAGGGTAATTCATTATCCATTTGTAATTCCCATCCCTTGCCTTCTAATACTTCGATATCTCTATCTTCAGCGTCTTGATGCCAAACTAATTCTAGTTTATTTACATCTTTCGAAAACGTTCTTATATTACCTTTATTTACGTATGGATCCATTTTACCAGAAAGTATTCATTTTAGCACCTAATCCTAATGCTGGAGCGTATCTTGGTAAATTACATGACCAATATCCTGCTTTAGTTCTATCTTTTTTATTTTTGCAATTATGTCTAGCAGCAAATGCGTTACGAGCTTCTTTGTTTTTAATTTTAGCTCTTAAACCACCGGATCCAAATGATACTTTTTTAATTTTTTTAGTTTTGGGATCACGTACATAAACATAATATGCTTTTGAACCACCACGTTTTGGTTTGTTTAATGGTGGGTCTTTTTTTTCTTTTTTCTTTTTAGCTTCGTCTAATTGGCTTCTTAAAAGTGATTTCCAATTAACCATTATTTGGGCTACTCCTTTTATAAATTCAGGATTTTTTAAATCACCTTTAAATTTACCAAATAATGCTCTTAAATCTTCTTTAAATTGAGCTACTGATCCTGTTGGTTCAAATTTTTCGGAATCTGGGTCTTCTGGGTTTTTTAAAAAACCACTATAAGTTTGTTCTAGCATAGGTAAATCTAAAGGTACAGATTCACAATAATATATTCACAATTCACCTAAATGAGTAACAATAAATA